GAGTAAACGAGTAGTAGAACTTATTACCAGCCGTTTGGAACAACTAGGTAATGAATGAACAAAACTATACCTACACTAGCACCTAAACCAATCATCATTTTAATAAAGTCTTTAGTTACCAGCGGGAATACCTGCTTCATCTTAGTATTATGAACCGTAGCAATAGCAAGTTCTCTACCTGTAAGCAATCCAACAAATACCCAGGTTGTGCTCATTGGAATATTGTTAAGTTCTTTAAAGAAGTAGAGTATTAACAAATAAACTAAGTCAATTAGTGTAGCACTTCTAATATATCTAGTTGTTTGTTTTTCTAGCACAATGTTTTGTATTTTACCGCCACCTTCACGGAACATAAATCCTAATAACGCAACAAATACTGCACTTAGTACAATCATCATATCAAATGGAACCTGACGTGGCAAGAACACCGCAATGTTAGCCATGTCGTGACTTAGCCAGGTCCACCAGAGTAATCCAGTAGTTGCCCATTGCGCTGCTCGCCAATAGGGTCTTGCCCAGTGATGAGTAAGCGGCATCTTCTCATCAATAACTCTACTAATAATATGCCATAACGCATAGGCAGTAATAGCCGCAACAGCATAACCCATAATACTTTTCATAAGCATTTTTTCTAGAACAAATGTAGTGGCAAATGCACTTAAGACTAAAAAGGACGTACTAACTGGTACGCCCACTCGGGTTAATAATAATAGTATTGCTGGTGCAGCAGCATGATACCACTGAATTTCCTTAAACGGAATTTTAGTCAATCTGCCATAACTGATGTCTCCACCATGTGTGTACCATCCATACCATAATGCCCATAATAAAACCGCACTAGCGGCGGCCCAAAGTATTTTCCAATTAAAACGCTCGTGATTGCTAGCAATCCAAGTCCCCAGTGTTTGTACGCTATCGTTAGCTATAACACTATATGCGGCCATGAGAAATCCCACGGCCATCCAAAAAGTAACTAATTCCACGGTGTGTCTCCCTGTTTACTTGTCGAGTATACTATATTTGTATACGTGCTTCAACTTTATTTACAAAAAAGGGTGTGGAAAAAGTGTTAAAGTTTTGTTACAGTTATCCTAGCACACTAACAGCGCCACTAATAGCACCTACTAGTATACCTTTAATTTCCAAGTTCGTTTCAGCAGCATCTACAGCGTCAGTACGAACTAGATCTTCCAAGAGTTCCTTGTACTCACTGTCTGAGAGATTGCCTGCCGCATGCTCGTTCATAAAGTTTAGAGCCATTTGAGCACGTTCTTCCGCCCAACTGTCTCCACAACTTAATAGCTTTTCTAGTTCTTCCTTCATTAGAATCTCCACATTACACCACTAGCACTCTTCTTTGCTTGAGTAATTAGAATCTTTTTCTTTGCTTCACAGTATACTTTGCTACCTTCTTTTTCTTTAGAACGCTTGTAAAAATCCTCTACAGTTTCTTGCATGGGAGCAATAAGTTTAAGTACATCCTTCTGTAAATAGCCTTTACTCTTACTGTATAGTTCGAACCATAACAAGTCCTGTTTGAGTGCTGTGATCTGTGGCAAGTGAGGTTGGTCACAGTCAAATGTACTAGCCTTTACATACACATCTGTAATTTTAGCACTCTGATTATCATCCCAGAAGCTAGGAATAAAGTCGGTTACATCCTGAAAACTTGAGCAGGCACTTAAACTAACTGCTAGAATTGTCGTTGCTAACACTCGTTTCATATTTTTTCCTATCGAATTTACTAATGCGTTCACTGGCTTTGCGTATATGATTGCTATAAATGTAATCAAATACAAATGGAAATATAGCATGAATTATAAGCAATATTCCAACCACAATACACCTAATTGCTTCTATTAGTGCGAACAGTAAATGTTGGAAATAACTTTGTCCAACATCACCCGGGTGACGAAAATTTAACACCCAGCGTCTCCTGGATGTGGTAGTTCATAATCAGTACGAGAACATGACTCACATCTACAATAGTCACATACTTTAATTTGTCCCAAATGCTTGTCCCAACAATTACGAAAGTCTTCCATATATGGAACACCGCAATGGCTTGGACGGCCACAGTTGTTACAATACGGGCCGCCCAATGCTATTGTCATTATTTGCTCTCTAATGCTTTAGCTTTAGCTGCTTCTTCTGCTGCTTTCTTTGCTGCTTCTTTCTCAGCCTTTACTTTTGCGTCAAGTTGTTTGATAGCTTCTGCTTCCTTTTTAGTGGCTGCATCGCCCCATTTACCTAAACGCTGGGCTACTATTTCTGGTAGGATACCTTTGGCCGCACATGCTTGAGCATCATTCATTGTACCCATAGCATATACTTTACCACCACTGTGGAAATTACCTGATTCATCGTAACCACAGTCATTACTTGCTGCTGCTATACCATATCCTGCAAGCGCAATTACTCCCGCTGCTGATAGACTAGCAATGAGATATGTTTTTTTCATTTAAATATTCCTTTAATACCATCAAAGATGGATGTATCATTATTATTTACTTTATTTTTTTCTTCGTCAATTTTTTTATTTCGCTCTTCTATTGCCTTGTCTGTTTGTTCATAATACTTTTTATATGCTGCTATTACTGCATTTTGTTGCTTGACTAATTGTTTTAATTTAGCAACGTTTACACTCAAATCTTCATAACCTCTATCTGTTAAACCAAATATAACTAGATCATACTTTTTCTGTTCAAGATCTTTGAAAACTTCAGCCACGTTAGCTTCTGTAACTACTATCCAGTTTACTTCATCCAGTGTAAGTTTATCTACCTCAGGCAGACTAAGTGGTACTCTCTCTAGAGGCGCACTAACAATATCTATTTGTTTTACACTTGGACTACAAGCTGCTAAACTAAGGCTTAGTAACAAGCCGGGGATTAGCAATCTCAGGACACATGGTGTTTGATTGACTGGGTTTCTCAGCATTTGCTTCTTTCTCTGTTAGTGGTTGTCCGCTTAGTATTTCAAAGCAGCGCATAACATTATTACTTCCCTTTGTAATGATTTTCTCTATACTTTTGGGAAATGCAATAGCTTGTTTGCCAATATCGCGAGCACCTACCACTTTACTTACTTTATTAAACTTGCCTTTAAGATCATCTACTTCAGCTCTGCTCGCTTGAAACTCCTTGTTTAGAGCATCGTTAGCAGCGTTAACAGCGGCTATGTCTTTCTTCTGCTGTTCTATAGCCTGCTGTTGTGTTTGAACAGCAATCTCTAGTTTGGCATTGTTTTCTGCAAGAATACGCATGCGCTCTTGTGTATCCGTATAATACCAATAGGCACCGCCGCCCATTGCGAGCATTAATATAAACATTATTCCTGCTAGTTTAAATCCCATTACGCTAACGCTCTAATTCTTTCTACTAACCTGTTTGCACGGTTAGGAACCTGTTTAGCCCAACGACTGTCCAACATTTCGTCAGCAGCACGATTCCAGTCACGTGCATCTACTCCTGCTTTCATGCCTTTAAAAGCACTTAAACGTGGATAACCTAGATTAAACATCATGTTTGCTATAACGAGTTGAGCTTCTTCTGGCAACTCATCGAAGTCCGAATAAAGTTTGGCGCAGTCAGACAATACTGTTTTGACGTCTTGCTCGAAGGCTTCAGCGACTCTATCGGCAGAGACACTCGTTCCGACTTCACATCCGTGTTCTGGGTCGGCTTCACGAACAAGATGACCAATACCGAAAGTAGGATAGCCGAGATGATCCAAATAAATTTCGTACTTAACACCCTCGTCAGTCTCTAAATCTTCTCTTAAACGGTTTAAATCCATCGATATCTCCTTTTTTTCTTGGAACTCTTGCTATGTTTAGCATACTCTCTAAAACATTGTTTGATGCTTTTCTTTCTCTGTAAGCACGCGGACTTAAAGGAATGGTATTGAGTGATTGTTCTGTTACAGGCTCTGGCTTTACGTGACGCTCATCCAGTTGTGTGCTGTAATAAACCATTTGCCACTCTTTAACATCACAAATATTCTTGAGGTCTTCTAGCAAGCTCATAAATTCAGCTACGAAATAGGTACGACGCTTGGCTTCTACGAATACCAGGTAATCACCTTCACTCAATTCACCAGGCGATGTTTCAGCATCCAATACCCAACCATACCCCTTTTCAATAAAGTTCTCTAGATCGATTGCTGGATGCTTGCCAAATACACGGAAGCTACTAACAATAACTTCATCTTCATTGCCCATTTTAGGAACATACTGATCAAAATGAATAACTGGGCTGATTCTACCTTCAAGGTCTTGGGTTTCTAGGTCTTCTACAATCTTATACATTGGTTTCCTCTTCAGCGCCCGGTACTTCCATACTATTTGTATCGTCAATTTCCTCTTGCTCTGAATCTTCAATATCCTGAAGATCGATTTCCTGTCCCTCTAGTTCCATGAATCCTTGCTTAAAGTCTGTAATTAGCTCACTGGGGATGCTAATTTTAACTAGCCAAACAGGTTCTTCCCGGAGATCGGGTTTACGAGTGCCAGGACGATAGTCGTCAGGAGATTCAACTTTTACAGGAGATGTTAATTTATCCTTGCTGTATTCAACTTTTGCACGATAGTCTAATAGTCTACGGGCACCGTCCGGATCGGGCATAAGACGCTCGGGCCACATAAATGTGCATTCTACCCAATAACGCTTGTTAATTGGACCTTCTACGAGCTCGCCCTTTTTCCAGTTCTTGAAAGCATAAATGTCTAGATCATCTAACACTCTTTCGTAGTCTGTTAGAATCTCTAGTGCGCTCTCGCTCATATAAATGTGCTTGCTATTTTTAACGATATCTAAAACATCCATGGGTATACTGCCTTATATATAGTGTATTTATAAGAAATAAAGGTATACTAGCATGGGAACGATAATAGCAAACTGGGGTAAAAAGTTTAGGATAATTGCCTTTTCATTCCAGCGATATCCCACATAGATCCATCCACTAGCACCAATCATTTGTAGAATACTGTTCCAGGGAGTAATACCAGCAACGTGGAGTACCATCGCACAAAGGATAGTTACTGCACTTGAATACTTAATAACTGTTATGTGATTTATCGCCATTTGCTACTAGCCTTTTTTGTTACTGTATCCAGCCAGTGATCTTCTACAGGCTGTATATATTTTTTATTAGCATCAGCTGATAGTATTTGATCTAATAAATTAGTATCCTGTGTTATGTTTAAACCTAATTGTATTTCTAACCAGTTGATATAATTTTTACCATACAAATAGAGATTTTCTTGACTTACAAATATTGGATTAAATTCCAACAATAAATCCAAATATTTTTTGAACTTATGTAGTGTTATGTTACCCCTGACTCTTTGCTGTTGTAGTTCTATTATATTCTTATCTCTGCCTATTATTACAATTTGTACCTCAGCAAATTTTTTAGCGCACTCTATAAATTCTTTATATTTAGGTTCAACATATTCTCCATTCAGTGCATAGGGACAACTTATACTGGTAACAAAAATATTGCTTTGTGTCCAATCAAAACCACTTAGTAAATCGGGATTTTCCCAGTATTTTGAAAATGGTTCTCTGTCGTGTCCTATCCAGTACTCATTGAGAAGATCAGCCCAACCCCATACATCAGCATTTTGAGCAAGTATCTTACTAAACAAATGATTACCCGAACCCTGTGGGCCTGTGAGTATTATAAGTCTAGTCAAGTTTAAATACTCTATCCTTACTTGGGTTTGCTAGTATTTCTCTGGTGCGATCAGTTTTTAAACCAGTAACTTGCAAGGTTGCTCTGGGTGTATTACTTGCGTTTGCTGTAGCATGTGGAACACTGGCCCAATCAAATATGTGCGCTTCACCTGCTAGCCAGTGACTGTATACATAATTGCCATACATGTAGAACTGACCGGGTTGCCAGTCATCTAACATTATAGTAATACGGCATACACGCTCTGGATCTTCTGGACATCTATCCCATAACTTGTCTATGTGATAGTTGAACATTTGTCCTGTCAGCTGGACATGTGAACGTTTTTTTGCTCCAGGTACAGAGCCTAACTCAATACCAAAATAATCCATCATTTTATACAACGTAGGATAGTCATCCCAGTCGTCATTCATGTTAGTTAACATAAGACCTTTAGGATCACCACCACCTTGTGCAATGTCGTATTCTTCTTGTGCTAGCATAGGTGATACGTCGTCTGTATCGCCATAGTATTTTCTTGTTTCCCAGTTTATTGAGGTTAGACTATTTGTAACTAATCTATCTCTCTCAGCTTGCCAATCACCACTAAATCTACCTAAAACTTCAAACCAATCACCGTAACGATCTAAACGATTTTTGTCAAAGTGATATTCGCTATGAGCTGCGGTCCAGTCCCAATTGCTTGCAAAATCATTAGGATCCTTAAACTCTTTTTTATAGTTTGTATTGTATATCATGTGTAATCTATTCCTCTATCTTTTCTTAATATACTATTTAAGAAGATTCCAATAGATATTATTATACTTAGTATAAACAATGGATGATTAGTAATACTAAACAGTTCCAACCATCTGATATCTGCCCATGCATCCAGTCCTGACTTCCACTGTTTATACCCGTGTAATTGTAATGTCCCCCAGAAGTATTCATCTATCTTAAATGCAACAACATAAGCTACTAGTATTGCTGGACGACTAATTTTAAAATATTTAAGTACACAGCCTAGGGCACTTAGTATACTTAGCAATGCTAGGTCTTCCCAGCCTTTGGTATATTGCATGTTTGCATAGATAATAACACCGATAATAAATGTAGCATAGATCCAGTAGGGGACTTCTAGTATTTTAATAATCCATTTGTACATAAAAATACTAATCAGAGCAACGCCTATGGTGCCAAATATGTAACCAAACGCAATGCTGGTTGTAAACTTTTCGTCTGTTAATAAACTTGGTCTACCAATCTCCATACCGAAGTAAATTGCAATGGCCATAACCATAGCAGCAAACGGTGCTGCTGGTATAGCAAACAATACTGCGGGAATCATGCTGCTAACTTTTTGTGCGTTATTAGCACCCTCGCAACCTAATAGTCCAATAGGATTGCCCTCACCAAACGGTATCTCTTGCTTTTCCTTGTGCCTAGCTTTGGTTGCACCATAGGCCAGGAAGTCGCCAACGGCACCTCCAACGCCTGGTAGTAGCCCAGTGACAAATCCAATAAAGCCACCGCGCACCATATCACGCCAGTGCGTTCGAACATCGTTAAATCCCAGTTTTAATTGAGCCCAGTAGTTCTTATGTGCCATTGGAGGAGCAGCACTTTTGCCCTGGCGTAATCCGTCTAAAAGTTCTGGAATACCAAATAATCCACTGAGTAGGGCAATCATACCTACACCATTCTCTAGGTATTCCCAGCCGAAACTGAAACGTGGAGCACCAACACTGTTCTGTCCAATTGATCCTATAAACAATCCTATACAAATAGCAAGTATACTAGAAAATACTCGCTTGCTAGCTACAAATCCTACACAAGCAAGTGCCATCATCATAAAGCCCAAAAACTCTGGCCTGCCAAATAAGCCAATAATCTTACCATAATAGGGAAGCAGACAAAATGCTAGTACAGCATATAGTACACCATTAAATGTACTGTCTGCTATTTCTATACCCATAGCTCTGCCAGCTTCACCTCGTTTTGCCATTGGATACCCATCAATAACGCAGGCAGCAGTTGTGCTAGCACCTGGTATACCAGTTAGGATACTAGTATAACTGTCCGCGCTAGCACAACTTGCTACTATTGCTGTTAAAAATACTAAACCTGCGTATGGGTCACCTAGGAAGTAAGAGCCCATGCTAAACACGGTTATTAGTGCTGTGGTTACACCTGCAATTGGAATAATACCAACTATCATTCCGTATACAGTACCTAATAATGCCCACATTACATAGTCTAGCATGAGTGTCTCCTATTACTTCAATAAGGCTGGCTTAAAAACTGAAGGGAAACCATAGGCTTCCTGGTTCCAACGCACAGCGTCTTTGAGTGCCTTTTCTGTGATCAAGCTCTTTAGAATTGCTAGCATTGCTGGGCCATCTTCACCAACAATCCAGGGATAATCACCAGCGAGCTTCTTAATTTCAGCACTGGCCTCAGGATCAGCAATCATCTTCTTTAGAGCAGCACGAAGCTTTGCTGTATTAGGATTGCCCTTGTTTACCCATAGTGACTTCTGAATAGCATCACGCCAGTTACGAGTTAATTTATAAGCATTGTATAAATCGCCTTTTGGATACTCGCCCCATAGTGCCTTATACTTTTCCTCAAACTGTGTGCCCGGGAAGTTAGGATCAGCCATCTGACGCTTGTTTTTTAGATCAAGAATACCATGTGTAAACCACAATTCGTTTTCTGGCAAATGCTTATAGAACTTATTCCATGCTGCTGGTGATTCTCTGGCAACATCGAACTCTTTGTTCTTAAAACCAAGACGCTTTTCGCCACCTGATACACCATTTACCCAGGTGGCACGAGTACGCCAGCACTTTAGGTAATCATCTACTGTGCCCTTGCCCTGTGGACCACAGAGTAGCATAGCAACTGCTGCGCCATCGGGTTCAAAACCAGAACCACCAGCAATCTTCCAGTTGCCCGCCTTCTCATCAGCGCCCTTATGCTTGCCAAGTACAATGTCATTATTCATTGAACCAATTAATTCGTAGTCAAAATAATTGTAATCAACCTTGTCTAGCAAGAAGCTAACGCCATTACCGCCATGTGCAACCATGATAGTCTTGTCGTCAAAACGTAGTTCGTTATGGAACTTGTTATAACCTGGAATGTCTCTTGCTCCAGGAATATGTCTAATCACAACTGGTTCGTCTGTAAACTTGCTAAGGTTCTTAGCTATAATGCCTGCCCAAACACTGGTGCCTTTACCTGGCTCCTGTGGGACAATAAGTGTGTAGTCTGCTAGTGCTGGTGTAGCCATCATTAATGATGCTACTACAGCTAATAGTAATTTTCTCATATGTTTCTCCTTTTGAAAATTATGTGTTATTCTGTTAATAGTTGTTTTTCTTCGTCGTTGTGCAAATTCAACCACATTGTATTGTGATCTATATTACGTTGCGTTACTGAATATCCAAGAGGTTCTAGTATTGCACCTCCATTGGTTTTCACAATATCTTGTAATTTAATGTATAGATCGCCTTCCTTATATTCTGGAATTTGGTAATATACATTAGAGTTTAAAAACTTTACATTAGTTGGCATTTTATTATAAAAAAATAGCCATGCCCTTTTATTTTTAGCTAATAAACATTGTAATTCAATATCTGTATATAAAAATATTCTAAAATTATTTTTGTTAGTGTTCCAAGCTTCTAGTGTGGGATTGCAGTAAAAGAAGACTTTATCACATTTTAGTGATGCTGTCGTTATATTGTCTGGCCAAATTTCTGTTTTTTTCCATTCTTGTTTTTTCTCAATATTCCAATGATTTGTATATATATCCTCTAAATCATTAGGGTCTATACCCACCCTAGCTTCTTTTAACATTTTTACTGCAGGCCATAAATCTGCATCAATATTCTCTTCACTAGCACCATTAAGTTTTTCAGGCCAATCACTTCCCCTTAAAACATTGTATTTGTTGTTTATATCATCTAATAGATTTATATCAACAAACAAACATCTATAATCTGTTCCCAAAAGAATATGCCACAATGCATAAAACCCGCCACTAGCACCAAAATAGTTTAAAGAAATATCCATTATTTCCCTTTCCATGTGGTTTTTAATATATCTGCATGCTTTGCTATATGGTGCCATATTAAGTTGCGACGATGAGAAAACTCTAGTATAGCTTCGTTCATTAGCTTAATATGCCGTTGCATGCCAGCATCATCCACATAAAAGTCATAGTTAGGATAACTTATATTCCAACCACCGGCCTGCTTCCACCACTCGAAACTTGCAGCATCAGGTCTGTAAATTAAAGTAATCCAACAGTCCGGATATATTTTGGTGATGTCATCCAGCATGTAAGCCCACTCGTGACTTTTATGTAAACGACATCCTGAACCAGTGTATGGAGCATCCAGTACTGCTGGATCCAAACTGGCAGGAAATTCCATGCCGGTGCCAAAGTAAGCACCAACGTGTCCGGAATATTGATTATGGGAGTATGTTCTTTGGGGGGTGCGGTCTGATGTGTCGTAGAGTTTGCTTGACTCTATGTCTTGGCTAACGCCACTCCAGCGACTACCAGGCACACCCGTAAAAAAATGTCTACGGGGTAACATAATTTTTCCTGTTAATTGTTAGTCGGTGAACTTGACCGCAGTCAGCGTTACCAACTTTATTTAGTACGCCAAACAAAGTACATTCGTTTATTTGAATCGTTACGTAGGTCTAGCACATCTACATTAAAATGATCAGCACAATTAATAATGAAGTTTGAATTCCA